ATGCCCACTGGTCTGCACTTCTTACATTACCTCTTACAGACGCAGGGTTAGTTCTATAAGCACCAACACCTCTTCTGAATACTGCCTCAAGCATTCTTAATGTTGCCCTGTATGTTGGGTCTTTTTCGTTATGTGCCTCAACCTTATCACGCAAGACCTGTTCTACTCTTGCAGAAACAGTTTGTTTTTCTTCTCTAAAATCTTTTATTACCCTTAATTTAGAAACTGGTTGTGTAACTGTTCTATCAGTTTGTTCATGTGTTCCGTCATCTAGTATTGCCCATACACGCATGTTTGCAGTTTCATCTTGTGAATTTATAGATGTAATTACACCATGAACAGTGCTTGGTGGATCAGGTGTTTTATTAATAGACCAACTGACTGTATCACCAACCGATACTTGACTAAGAGTTGCCATTATTTTGGTGGTGCCTCATCGCCACCTGTGGCCTCGTGGTATTCTTCATGCGTTTTACATGGCATAAAAACTGTTGTACCGTCATCTAGTTTATGTGTGTGAACACCTATTGCACAACTTAATTCTTTACTTCTTTCCATAGCTTCACCAGGGTTGTCAAATACATCTTCTGATAAAGCAACTTTTTCTTGTGAAATATCTAAATTGTAACTATCTTCGTATCTTGATTCACCAAACATGTGAATTTGTGCCAACCTTGCCTCTGCTAATTTTCTTGTAGGGTAACAACCAAAACTTCTAGTACCCTGTGAATTGTATACACAAAACTCACCGTCCTCTTTTTTTATTATTTTTGTTTCATCAACCATTAATGCTGATTCTTCAAATTCATCATCTACATCTTCCTGTGTTTCAAGTTGTTCTTCTTCAATCTTTGGCTCTACTTTATTTAAAACATCAGCCTCTGTTGGTACAACATTTGCAGGTACATAATAAATATCTTGCTCATCTGTTGTTGGTAAACCTACTTGTTGTCTTGCCTCTGCAACTGAAATCCAACCACCTTTTACACCAACATTTAATCTTTTATATAGGTTTTCTTCATCAGCCTGTAATGATCGAACATTGGAAAAATCATATTCAGCTTTTAATATAGAATTACTATCATAATCTTTTTGTAACAACTGATATGTCAACTCTGTACCAACCATACGCCATAAAGGTATTAATTTGTTCTCTGTAAAAAATTCTCTTAATTGTTGTGCATTAGAATAGGTTGCTCTTTCTAATCCTGCACCAAGACCTGCCAAGATTGCAGGCACACCAAGAACAGCTGATACCCTTTCTTCTGGTATTCTTCTTAATGTTCCAATATCTAATTCACTAGGGCTAAATGACATTTTTTCTACTTGCATTGAGCCACTTAATACTAATGGTTGACCTCTTTTTGCACCACCAACTTTTTGTTGATATGTTCTACTTATTTGATCTGATTCTTCAGCAGAAATTCCAAAATCTTCTCTAGGGCTAATTATTACACTAGGTACACCAGAGTTATTTAACAAAGCACTTGATAATTGACCTGCGGCCTCATCACCAAATATTTCACGAAGAACAGTTTTTAATGGCGAATAACCTTTTTTGTGGTTTGTAGGGTCTAAACCTAACCTAAAATGTATTACCTCATCTGGCTCTAATACCTCATTTGTATTTTCCATTTCATAAACATATTGTGTTATTAATTGTGTGTCTGTGCCTTTTGGTGTAACTCGATCTGGAATAAGCGGATATAATGCTACAACTTGACCAACATTATTTTTTTCTTTTAATAAATATGCGTCGCCAAATACATGTAATGCATTTATTATGTATGCCTGTAAAACCTCACCACTCATGTATGGGTTTGGCCTATCCATTAATATTGACAATGGGTGGTTATGTACTATTGTTTCTTCACCGTCATTATTAAATGATTTAACAATTAAGTTTGCCTCTGAAAAAGATGTACCTAATACCTGAAGGCAAGCTGTAACTGCACTGTTTGATTGCCCATTTCCTAAATCTCTTAAATCTGTGTTGCCTGCAAATGTGTTGTAACCTAGAACATAACTACTTGGCGTTACTGCGTCCTCTCTAAAAAAATTTATACCATATCTTTTTTGATTTTCATTTGTATAAGTTGTATTGCCAAATAATACTTCTCTAATTGATCTTCTTTCTGCCAAAATTCACCTTTCACTATGGCTCTCAGCAAGATAGAAACGCACCTAAAAACTACCTTGCGTTGAGCCAAATCTACTCACTACCATAATACATAAAATTTTACAAGCTAATAAGCTATATATCTATTTTTATTCTTTATTTCCAAAACACCATAGGCCAGTGCGTCAACCATATCGTCATGTTCACCGTCAGGAAATTGTAGCAATTCTCTCTTTAAATCATCATAGTCGGTTATTGCCTGATTGAAAAACATTGAACCACCTTCCATAAATGCAGACAAAGGTAATGCCCTGTTTACCTTATCTCTATCAGGTTTCAATTCTTTGACAATTAGGCCTTCTCTTCTTGCAATTTGTATTATGGATAATTGATACCCTGCTTTTTCTATGCCAACATACTGTAAATCGTGTTCTTGTATTTTTTGTTTTATCTTAGGTATTATGTCTGGCCCCTCTAATCTCTGCCTTACCATATCTATTAGAATTAATTTATTATTTGGTGTTTTACCTAGACATGCAATTACAGTATAGTCTGCGGTTTCTTTTGTAGATGTAGCTAGATCAACAGTTGCATATTTCATTAAGTCATTATCAAATACTTTTTCTTCGCCTAATGTCCATTCAATTTTATCTTCGTAATAACCATTGTTATTCATAACAGTTACAACTTCTTTTTTGGCTACATTAATCCAATCTTCCTTAAATATACCACCAGAAAATTCTACAAATTTAGCCTCATATTCTTGTGAATATAGATAACTACCTATTTCTTCTTTTGCAATATCAAGTTCTGCCTCTGGTACAAATGGATTGGTTTTAGTTGGTAACTGCCACCTTTCCCAGTCAGGTAATTTTTCTGCCTTATTATAAATATCTTCAAACCAATTAAAACCTTTAGGCGTAGATATAAACAATGCACCACCCTGTCTTTCAGTTAATGTTGGTCTTATTACTTCTGCCCATACATTAGGTTTCATAAAGGCGCACTCATCTAATACAACAAAATCAAGTCCTGCACCTCTTAATCTATCTGGATTGTCCGAAGATCGAATCGATACCATACCACCCGTTGGCGTAATAATTGTTTTTTCTGACTCTTTTACAATCGTTCCATACTCAATACCAATATTTCTTAAATCTTTCCAACCCTCTAAGGCCATTGCATAAGTAGGTGCAATCCACCATGATCTACCACCTGTCCATGCTTTTTCTAAACATAACCACACACCAAGTCTTGTTTTAC